ATGTTGTCTCATTCTTTTGAAGATCTTGCACAAGCTTTTCGTGTTCTCATAGAGTCTAACTGGTCGTTTCAACGGTTATTAACTGTTGACCGGGCTGAAGCGATAGGTAATTTGGAATCAGGTTTAAATACACAGCTCAACGCTTTTCATAATCTTTATGACAGTATGGCTCATAACCATATAGAACCTAATTGGTATATGGTGCCAGAGTTATTAACAATTTTAGTTATCAGAAATGCACGGCATCATAATAAAGCAAACCGCATAAGGACCATTTATAATTATCATCGTCAGATAATGAACGATCCTACACAGCCCAAGAATTATTTTTATGTCAATTTTCCTGCAGCACCAGAAGAGGATGGCGCTGGTTTTTTCGAAGTTCCCATTTCATGGGGAGATATAGAGGTAATGTTGTCTCTTCCAAAACAGGAATCAAGACTGAACCCTGAAATCAGGGAGCGCATGCGTTCTTACTTAAATGCTGATGCATTTGAGATTGCTGCTAATCAGGCTGGATTTTTAAAAGAAGATATTTTTATCAATTATGTGCCATTTGCTTTGAATGCAGGTGTCTCACTCTATCCTTTCATTAAAGATCATATTTATCCTAATAAAGATTCAGTTGAGGCCAAAACTTTTCTAGCTCTTTTTAAATCTACAAAACCTGCATTAATAAACCAACATCAATATAAAAAAATAGAATTTTCTTTTCCTTTGTAATTTTTTATTTCTTAGAATATAAAGCCTGCAATTGCAGGCTTTATAATTAAATCCAAAGCTGTTGCTGTAGACATCTAGATGGATGGGGCGGGGCGGGATCAATATCTCCTGGCTTAACGATAAAGCGTGTAAGAGTTTCATGTGTAACAAAAGTGCAACCACAGTTGATGTTCTGGCATTGGTGATATCGTTCTTTCGTTTCTGTGCTTATGTACCGACTTGATCTTGTATGTGCGGCATCTTGGCACAAAGGGCAATGCATCATAGAAATCACCTGTCTTGTCTAATAATGTCCGCATTATAGACAAAAACCTTAAACTTAAAAATTTAAACTTAATGTTATTTTTTTAAGATTCCTCATCGCTCTCATACTCAACATCAGACAGCAGCACTTCCAGCTCCAGCGCGGTAACGTAGCCTGAATTACTCAAGCTGTGCGTGACTTTTGAGATTGTCCATTCCTGTTCGTCGATCACCTGTTTGAATCCGCTCACCTGAACAGGCGTTTCCGGGAACAGGTCAGCGCGCCCCATTGCCAGCGTGATAGAGAACTCCGCGACACCACGCTGGAGTTTGTTCCACTTTGCCTGTGCGGCACGCATGGCCTGTGCTTTGGTCGCAAAAACCGTGGTCAGCGCCAGTACGTTCTCATCCGTGCCAACCAGATAATCCCCCTCGCGTGCTTCCGGCTCTTTGGTTGCTTTCTTCGCTTTCGGGTGGGTTTTCTGTGGACCCTGATGCAGCAAGACTTTGCGCTGCACTTTGACCTTTTTAGGCTTCTTTGGCTGCGGCTCTTTAGCATGCAGCCAGCTTGCCGTTACGCCTGTGTACGCGCCCCGATCAGCCAGGCTAAAACTGTGCTGATCGCCGTCGCTGCGTTCAATCATCTGCTGCGGGATGGGCTTGCCGCTGGCCGTCTTCCCCGTTCCGGGGCGGATAAACAGCAAACGTCCGGCTTTGATTGCCACAATCGCCCCGTTGCGTTCGGCCAGCCGGGTAATAAATACCGCGTCGGTTTCCTGCGTCTGGTCGATATGCGGAATTTTTATCCCGGCAAAACAATCAGCCAGCATCGGCGCAAGGTTGTTACGTTTTGCCACCTGTTCAACAATCGCCCCCAGCGTGGTGTCGTGATAGGACAGCTCACGCCGGGAGTTCAGCGACCCACGAAAATCGGCACTGCGCGCCCGGATGGTCAGCGTATCCGGCGTGCCACGATGTTCTATTTCATCCACCGTAAAATCGCCTTTACCGATCAGCGCTTCACCTTCCCAGCCCAAAAATACCGACAGCACCGCGCCCCGGCGGGGTAACTGCATCTTTCCGTCGCTGTCGTCCAGCTCGATGTCGAGCTGGTCGGCCTCAAAGCCCCGGTTATCGGTCAGGCTGAGCGACAGCAGGCGCGGACTGATAACGGTCGTGATGTCCTGCTCATTGAGTCGCAGCAGGTACGCCGGGGCGGTTTTACTGCCCGCACGAACATTCAGCGGGTTAATCATGCGAATAATCCCCCGATAGCGGATTGCGCCCGGTTAGCCATTTCCCCGGCGCTGCCGATCAAGCCGTCAGCTTGCTGGCGTAAATCGCCCAGCATGGCAGACAGCGATGAGTCCACGCGGGTCAGCGTGATGGTAAACTCAATCCGCCGGGCGCGGCCATCGGGGAAAAAATCGGTTTTCGTCTGGCTGATACTGTTCACCACAAACACACCGTAAATGGTGCCACTGCCTTCGATCAGCGGCCATGCACGCCCCTGATCGGCCATCGTCTCCAGCATCAACAATGACAGCGTGCCGCCTGTGATTTCCGGTAGCAGTTCCCCCGACAGCGTGATTTTCTCGTCTTCAATGCCTAAGAACTGCAACGCCGGACGCTGACCGACGCGACTGTTTGACGGCCAGCGGTAATCAACGTTGCGCTGCATGTTCTGGTAAGGCAGGGTCTGGAGCTGGAACACAAACAGCCCTAGTGTGAGCATCATCTTATTCGCCTCCCTGATAACTGTACTGACTGAATGCGCGTGACCGTGCCGCCCGTTCCCGCTTCTCAAGCTGGCGCGTGACTTCCTGCGCGATGTCCTGCGCACTCTGGCCGGGCTGGGCAACAATGCTAATCGGCGCATGAATGCTGACCGGGGATGATGCCGCACTGGCCTGCACCGTTGGCGCTATCGGGCGATAGGCTGACATGTTCATGGCAGCGGACGCCATCGCCGCCGTTTTTTTACGGCTGGTGACATTGACCGGACCCTCAACGATCTCCGGACCATGTTCACCGACGACGGCAAACTCTCCCAGCTTGATCCCACCGCCGTTATCGCGTACACCGCTGTAGCGATCTGCAATTGATTGCGCGTCTTTACCTTGCGGAGTTGGGGCGCGGCTCACGCCCACCTTTAGCGCGGCAGCCTCCTTCGGCGGTATAATATTTTCAGCCGTCGGCAGCTTCTTCGATTTATCGTCAACCACCCCCAGCTTTTCCAACAGCCACGACACGCCTTTTTTCAGCGACTCCAGCGGGTTCATGATGATATTCAGCCCGCTTGCCAACGCCTCACCAAATCGTTTCCCCATGCTGGCCGCACTGTCCAGCTCGGCGGCAGTGGATTTGACGGGTGTCAGCAGGTCACCAAACCAGCCAAACAGCGCCTTTATTTTGTCGCCTATCCACGTAAAGACAGGCTGGAGCGGTTCAAAGGCGGCAATAATAGGCGCACTGGCGGCAACAAACCCTTCAACCACACCGCCGATAAAGGCTTTGATGGGCTCCCAATACTTCCAGATAAGCAACGCACCGCCGACAATCGCCGCGACAGCTAGCCCGACGGGTGACAGCAACACGCCTAACGCACTGCTAACCAGCGTAATCCCGGTGCGCAGCAGTGCCAACGGTGAGGTAAACAGCCACATCAGCACCCGGCCAAAACCCGACATCGCGCCCCGGATAATGGTCAGCGGGTTACTGACCGCCCCGAATACCGAGGTTAGCGCCGAGGCTCCGGCACGTAGCAGCATCAGCGGCGACTTTGCCAGCCAGCCGATCATGCCGCCGAGGCGGTTTAATCCCATAGATAACTTGGGTAATCCCTTTTCACCGACCTTACCGAATCCGGCACTCAGTAAACCCGCTCCGCCGACTAATGCATTAATTCCGCTCATGACAGGCCACGCAACCAGCCCCAGCCCGCCCAGCACCGTAATTAACGCCGTGGCGGCTCCGCCTACCATGACTATCTGCCGCGTCAGCTCCGGGTTAGCCTTGACCCATTCATTGACGCGGGTTAACCATTCCGTCGCGGCCTGCGTCAGTTTGCGCAGCGCGCCGTCATCGTCATTGAACAGGTTAAAGCGCAGGCTGGACATCGCGCCCTGTAGCCGCCCGATATCCCCTTCGAGGTTATCGCGCAGGGTATCGCCCATGCGGTCAGCCGCCCCGGACACGTCACCGAGCTTGTTTTCGGCTCCGGCCAGCGCTGACAGGAATTTCGGTATCTGGTCAATCGACAGGTCTTCAATCGGCGTACCAAACAGGGCAATGGCCGCGTTTGCCCGTTCTGCCGGGTCTTTGATTTTCAGCAGCCCATTGGCGGTTTTCTGCATTGCCGCCCGCGCCTTATCGCCGCCGCTGGCAATGGCGGTAGACATTTTGGCGGCATTGAGTCCGGCAGCGTCATAGGCTTCAATGCTGGCTTTGGACATGTCCGACCCACGGATTGAGAATTCCTTCACCGCGTCGCCTGTCTTGTCCAGCGCAAACTTGCCTTGCTGCGCCATGTCCACTAATAGTGTCATGGCTTCCGATCCGCTGAATCCCATGTTGCGGAAGTGAGTCGAGTATTCATGCAGGATTTCCGGCAGTTCGCCGCGCATCTGCGCAGATACGCGCTGCATCCCGGACACCATCAAATCAAACGCCTCGTCGCTGTTCTTCGCCAGGCCGTTTTTCATCATGATCGCGGCTATCTGGATACTCTCGGTTGCATCGCCGCCGAGCGCCGTTTGTATGTCCAGCGCCTTACGCGATATGCGCGCCAGCTCGGTTTCCCCTACATCCCCCATCGCCCCCAACGTGCTACGCACGGCGGCCACCGCGTCCGCTATCTGGTTGAGGTCACCGCTTACACCAGATGCGTTAATATCTTTGATAACGCGGGTGTACTGTTCGCCGTCGGCGGCGTTTCCGCCCGTCTGTGCGGCGATACGCGCCCCGTGTCCGTCGGCCTGCACTGATGGTGCAATCAGGCGGCTTTCGGCATACAGCGCCGCAGAACCGAGGCCAAACGCCGCCGCACTGGTATTACGCACCCCGGCGGTAATTTCCTTTCCTTTCTCATAGCGCTGTCTGACCGCGTTCAGTTTTTCCTGTTGCTGACTGACGCGGGAAAGCGCGGCGCGCTGCTGGTCAAGCTGCGTCGTTGTCTGCGTAATATTCGTGCGTAATTTACGCTCTTCGCCGGACAGGTTGCGCGTGCTGACGCCTGCCTGCTCTAACTCGGTACGCTGGCGCTGTACCGACTGGCGCAGCGCCGCATACTCTGTTTTTAACGTCGCGGCCTGACGTTTCGCCCGCTCCAGCGCCTGCGCCTGCCGTTTGGTGGGGTTCTCGCTATTGCGCAGCGCGGCCGACAGTTCGGTAGCTTTGGCCTGCGCCTGCTGGAGTGCTGCGCCTGTTTCGCTGAGCTGGCTTTTTGCCTTGCGGAAACCGTCGATACGCCCGGCCTGCGCGTTCAGGTCTTTGAGCTGGGTCTGTGAATCGCGGATATCGCCCGACAGCTTTTTACTTTCGGTTTGCACCGCCTTAAACGGGCGGGTCGCCCTGTCCACGGCTTTCAGCAAAACGCTTAACTGTAGAGTGTTACTCATTGTTATGGTGTCCGCTGCGTTTCAGCGCTTTGTCGCGCCACAGGATCAACTCGGTGAGGGTCATCGGGTACAGCTCCGATGGCGGCCAGTGAAAAATCACCGCGATATCCGCCATCAGATCATCAACACTCAGGCTTCGGGGGAGGTCGCCTGTTGCGATTTCGGCGTCAAAAAACCGACCACCTTGCCAGCGATGGCAATCATATCCGGCAATTCCATGCGGGTGATTTCGGCCTCGGTCAGTGACGGCAGCGTCATGCGTGGCAGCACTTTAATCAGTGCGTCTACGTCCGACCCGGCCAGCGCCGCCAGACTGACGCCGCGCAGCGTTCCGGTAGTCGGTTTAATCAGGGTGATAGTGTCGATGACGGTTTCGCCGCGTTTAATCGGGGTTTCCAGCGTTACAACGTTGTCGTCTTTGTTCATGATGTTGCCTCTGTGTTCAGATAAAAAATAGAAAGAAGACGGCCAGCGCCGGGCTGGCCGGACAGGGTTACGCCAGACCAATCGCCCGGCGATGTTGCTCAAGACGGTCAACGCCGACCACACGCTCAATCATGTTGATGGTGTCAATCTCGATCATCTCTTTACCGTCGATGGTCAGCTTGTAGTAGGTGCATTGGGTCGACACTTTAGTTTCAGTAGCTTCCCCTTGCTTACTCTCGCCGCCGTCAATTTCTTTATGGCGGCCACGCATCACCACTTCGACGGCAGAAATTTCCCCGGTGTCATCGCGCTGGTATGACCCGGTAAAGCGCAGCAGCACCTTATCGGCACCCGGTGCAGCGTACTGGCTCCACAGGGTTTCGTCAGCAAAGCCGCCGAGCGTCCATTCCATCGCCAGCGCGTCATCATCCAGCCCAAAATCAATGGGCGCGGTGCCGTTCATGCCACCGCCGCGATAGTTTTCAAGCTTACGCGTGAGTTTCGGCAGCGTGACGGCGGAGGCGACGCCCATGTAACTCATCCCGTCGTTAAACAGGTTCATAAATTTCAGATTGCGAGGCAGTGCCATAGCGCGTTAACTCCTTAGCTGCTTACTGACGCGGCCAGATTCACCAGATATTTATCGGTGATGCGCTGGCGCAGGGTGAGATTTTCCAGAGGGGGAACGGGGGTATAGTCGTAATCGATATACAGTTTCCCGGCCTTAAGCGTGTCTTTATCGTTAGCGGTTTCATCGAACCAGCAATCCGCATCAATGATGTAGCCGCCCGTTTTCAATTCGCGAAACTTGGCCTTGATGCCTTCGATAATGTCGTTGATAAGCGTTGGTGTAACGGGCTTGTCCACCGCCCACATGTGCGCTTCCGCCATCGTGTCGGCCAGCACCTGCGCGGTGCGGGTGTAGTTCTCAAACAGGAACAGCGGATCGTCAGAACAGGTGCGGTTACCCCAAAATCGAAAGCCGTCTTTACGAACCAGCGTGGTAACACCCGCCTGATTCAGCAAATCCGCATCGGTGCCGGGTGCCTGCAAATCCCAAAACACTGACGCGCTGATGCCCGTCACGCCGTTCACGCCTACGTTTGACAGGGTTTTATGCCATCCGGTTTCCTGGTCGATTTTGGCGCGCAGTCCCAGCGCGCGGGCGGTGGCATACGCCGTCGCGCTGGCGTTGGCCGTGGTGTCCCACGCGATAAAATCCGGCCAGATCACCATCAGTTCACGCTGGCTGAAATTTTCCCGGTAGTTGATGGCGTCCGACAGGGTTTTGCAGCCCCACGCGCTGACGTAACCGAATGCGCGCAGCGACTGACAGATGGAGGCTAACGCGGTGGCAACGGGTAATGAGTCCAGCCCCGGCGCACCGAGGATGCGCGGCTTCACACCTGTTACCGACATGGCATCTAACAGGGCTTTCATTCCCGTATATTTGCCGTTTGCATCACTGCCGCCGATCACATTACTGATGGTTTCGGCTTCATCTTTGCCCTCGGCCACACGTACCACAACGGTAACGGGTTTGGACTGGTCGGCGATGGCGGACAGGGCGGCGGCCAGCGTGCCTTTTTTCCCGGCTTCGCCAGCGGCGGACAGTACGTTGGTAATCAGTACCGGGGTATTCAGGGGAAAGGTGGCCGCATCGGCATCAGAAGCGGTACACACCATGCCGATAATCGCGGTGGAAACGGTGGAAATAACGCGCGTGCCGTCGTTGACTTCGACGACCTGCACGCCGTGGTGAAAATCACTCATACATTCAGGCTCCAGCTAATAGCACTATTGCTGCATTAGGAGCGGTTATTGTCTGGCGCGGTGCGAGTGTGGGCGAGTCATGCTGGTACGGTAGGCGCTGGCACAACACAGAGGCGGAAAACAGGCATGAAAAAAGCCCACCGTTGGCGGACGGTGGGCTTCGCTTTCCCCGGTGGATCATTATTATTTTAAAACCATAGACATAATGACATCTGGGCTGGCTATTTTATAAACGTTTATACAGATCGATTATGCGTTATTGATCGGCTGTGTCGATCAATGTACCTCTTCAGACGCCGCCAAAAATCGCAACGGAATTGACCGGGAAATCCAATAGCCGAAAATCGCCCCCTTTTCCGATCCCTGTCGCTGAAACACTGATAACCCGTAATGCATCAACCGTTGGCAGTTGGGATGCACCAGAACACATGTTCATGGAGTCGCCCCTCCCGCCCACGTTATAGGTGAAGGCATAATTTTCATTCTTCATCGGGGTTTTAAACCGGATCGTAAAATCACCGGTGCTGTTTTTTATCACTGACTGGACATTGTATGCGTCATTGATTTCACCATTTTCATTAAAGCGCACCCACGCCCGGCACATCTGTTTATCGTCCCTTAGTGGCACGCCCAGCGCGGTGATATCAGCGGCACGCAGGGTTTTAGAATTATATTCGCGACGCCAGCCGGGCGCGGAATCTGCACCATTATCGATATAAATAAACGTCCCCGGCATTGCCTCCGTGTCGCTTGATGTTGTCGGGGTCGTGATGCGGATTGTTCTGCAATGAAAGCGATCGCTGAATACTTCCACGATCGCGCCCGCCAGCTCAATATGACCGCAGCCTGTATCGGTAATTTTCCGGTTTACCGCGTAGCTCCATGACCCCGCACACACAAAATACAGATGCTGAAACGCTCCGATTTCATCCAAAAAATCAATAAATTGCGCTGTTGTCCATGCACCGCTGCTGCCGCCGAAATTAACCCACCCACTTCCCAAATAGGGCAGGCTGGCATTTCTGGCGAATTGTTTTTTATTCAGGATATCTGCGCCGTTCTGGTCTTTTGCCAGCTTTCCGGACAGCGCGTTTACTATCGTCGTTGAAAAATCGGGGTCATTACCCAGCGCCGCCGCCAGCTCCTGCAACGTGTCCAGCGCGCCCGGCGACCCGTTCACCAATGCCGAAATAGCCGATTTCACAAAGGCCGTGGTCGCCAGTTGCGTGTCATTCGATGCCTGCGTTGCCGTGGGCGCGGTGGGTTTGCCTGTCAGTGCCGGGCTGGCTTTTGGCGCGTATTGCGTGTGCGGGTCGACGGCTGATGCGTGTGCATGCTGCTTATTCGTAACATCAGCTATGGCATTGAGTACCGTCGTTGAGAAATCCGGATCGTTACCCAGCGCTGCTGCCAGCGCCTGCAAGGTGTCGAGTGCGCCCGGTGCCCCGTTCACTAATGCCGAAATAGCCGCTTTCACAAAGGCCGTGGTCGCCAGTTGCGTGTCATTCGATGCCTGCGTTGCCGTGGGCGCGGTGGGTTTACCTGTCAGTGCCGGGCTGGCTTCCGGCGCGTATTGCGGGTGCGGATCTGCCGCTGA